GAATGACGATTGAAGAAGCACAGGCGATTATCACCAAGACAAACAGCCCGTACTTAAAGCGGGACATGCAGAAATTTATCAGGCGCCAAGCCCGGAAGGAGGGTGTTTGTGGCGAAAATGGGAAGGCCGCGCAAAGAAATTGAGCAAGGTCTTTTTGAAAATTTGTGCCGCATACAGTGCACCGAAGTGGAAATGTGTGCGGTATTCGAGTGCAGCGAGGACACACTGAACCGCTGGTGCAAAAAAACATACCACGCAACTTTTGCGGAGACTTATAAAAAGCTGAGTACATCGGGCAAAGCAAGCCTTCGGCGGATGCAGCTTAAGCTAGCCGAAAAGAACGCAAATATGGCAATTTGGCTGGGTAAGCAGTATCTTGGCCAGCGGGATGAACCAGAGCAATCAGTTGACAGCGGGGTGCAGATCATTGACGACTTATAAACTCTCGAACATGGTTTCGCCCTGCTTTGCGGACGTGCACCGGCAGATCAAGGCCGGGAACGTGCAGGAGCTGCTTGCGAAGGGCGGCAGAGGCAGCACGAAGTCAAGCTATATTAGCATTGAGCTGCTGCTGCAACTGCTGAAACATCCGCAATGTCACGCTGCAGTGTTCCGCCGGGTTGCGAATACTCTGCGTACAAGTGTTTATGCCCAGATTGTATGGGCTATCAATGAGCTGGGGCTGCACGACTACTTCCGCTGCACAGTGTCTCCCATGGAATGCACCTATTTGCCGACCGGGCAAAAGGTGCTTTTTTTCGGCATGGATGACCCCGGCAAGGTCAAGTCCATCAAGATGCCGTTTGGTTATATCGGCATTGCGTGGTTTGAAGAGCTTGATCAGTTTGACGGTGAAGAGCAAATCCGCAACGTGGAGCAGTCCTGCCTGCGCGGCGGTGACTGGTTTATCACCTTCAAAAGCTTCAACCCACCCGCAATGGCCCGCAACTGGGCGAATGGGTACGCGCTCAAGACCCGCGACGGCAAGCTGGTGCATCACTCCACATACAAGACAACGCCGGTGGAGTGGCTGGGCGAACGTTTTTTGGCGGATGCGGAGTACCTGGAAAAGACCAACGAAACAGCGTACCGGCATGAGTACCTGGGGGAAGTAGTTGGCAGCGGCACAGCCGTTTTTGAAAACCTGCGGATTGAGAAAATCACAGACGAGCAGGTGCAGGGCTTCGATCGCATTAAACGCGGCGTTGACTGGGGATGGTATCCAGACCCCTGGGCATACAACGCCATGCACTATGACGCTGCCCGCCGGGTGCTGTACATCTTTGACGAGTTGACGCGGCGCAGGACGGCGAACCGAGACACGGCGCAGCTGCTGCTGGACAGAGGTTTGACCCGCGAGGACAAAGTATGCGCGGACAGCGCGGAGCCGAAATCCATCGCGGATTATAACAAGTACGGGGTAAAAACGTTCCCGGCCCGCAAAGGGCCGAAATCGGTCAATTATGGCACAAAATGGCTGCAAAGTCTGGCGGCCATTGTGATTGACCCAGAGCGGTGCCCGGACACGGCGAAGGAATTTAGCGAGTACGAGTATGAGCGGGACGCAAAGACCGGCGAAGTGCTGGAAGGCTATCCCGACATCAACAACCACCATATCGACGCGGTGCGGTATGCGATGGAGAGCACGGCAGGCAAAGCCGGAGACACGGCAGAAAAGCCGTATAAGAGCATTTTTGCGCAAGGGTGGTGAGTGACATAAAGTATTATCAAGACCTTTTAGAGGTGGGCGAGGACGAGCGTCAGCGGATGAATTTTGTGTTGAGTGCTATCCACGAGTATAAGAGCAGTGACGGCTATCGCCTTGCGCAGGATGCACGGCTCTACTACACCGGCGAGAATCCCACGATCAATCGGTACGAAAAAATCATTTATGATTTTCGGGGCATGGCTCACCGGGATATGTACACCGCGAACCACAAAATTGCCAGCAAGTTTTTTGGCCGCGTTGTAGATCAAGAAGTATCCTATCTGCTGGGAAATGGCATTACTTTTGGCAACGAAAAGACAAAAGATCAGCTTTGCCCCTGCTTTGACGAGGATATGCAGGACGCAGCGCGAGAGGCTTTAATTAGCGGTCAAACGTTTGTTTTCTGGAACTACGACCACACGCAGGTTTTTACCGCTGAAGAATTTGCGCCGCTGTACGACGAGGAAAACGGTGCGCTTATGGCGGGCATCCGCTTTTGGAAAATTGACGAAAGCAAGCCGCTGCGGGCCACGCTGTACGAGCTGGACGGATACACGCAGTACATCAAGAGCAAAGACGGCGAAATGCAGGTGCAGCAGCCGAAGCGCCCTTACAAGCTCAAAGAGCGCCACAGCGAGGCAGACGGTACGGAAATCTATGCCGGAGAAAATTACCCATCTTTCCCCGTCGTGCCGCTGCGGAACGGCAAGAAGGCGCAGAGCGAAATGCAGGGCCGCCGGAACACCATTGACGCGCTGGACTTGGCAAGCTCTAACATGGTCAACAACGTCGACGAGGGGAACCTGATTTACTGGGTGCTGACCAACTGCGGCGGCATGGACGAGCTGGACGACGCGCAATTTATTGAGCGCCTGAAAACCACGCACGTGGCCCACGCGGACGGCGACGAAGGCGCAAAGGCCACGCCGCAAAGCATCGAGGCCCCTTATGCGGGCACACAGCAGACCATTGACATGCTGACAAAACGCCTTTATGACGACTTTCAGGCGTTCGACAGTTCGGCCGTGTCCGCCGGAAATCAAACGGCAACGGCAATCAAAGCCAGCTATGTGCCGCTTGATCTTAAATGCGATAAGTTCGAGGCGTGTGTGACGCGCTGCATCAAGGGCATTCTGGCGGTTGCCGGAATCGACGATGAACCGACATATACACGTAGCAAAATCATCAACACGCAAGAAGAAATGCAAACCCTGATGCTTGGCGCGGCATATTATGATGACGAATACATCACAAAAAAGGCGCTCACGCTGCTGGGCGATGCTGACCAGTACGAAGAGCTGATGCGCCGGAAAGCGGCCGAAGAAATCGACCGGAGTATGATGCAACAAGAGGGGCTGATGGGCAATGCCGAAGCCTGATTATGCGCACAAGTGGACGGATAAACAGCTTGCTGCCCTGGAAAAACGCATTGCAGCTGAGTTTAAGCAAGCAGCCGACGAACTGACGGGCACAGTAAACGCTTATTTTGCAGCATTTGTAAAGCGTGATGCAGAAATGGCTGCGAAAGTCGAAGCGGGCGAAATCACAGAGCAGCAATACAAGCAGTGGCGGCTTGCGCAGATAGGGCACGGCAAGCGTTTTGAAGCCCTGCGCGATAAAGTAGCTGAGCGGTACACAAACGCACATGAAGTGGCCGTTGCTTACGTAAACGGTGCGACACCGGGGATTTACGCCCTGAACAGAAACTATGCTGCATACACGATTGAGCAAATCAGCGACAAAGCAGATTTTACACTGTGGGATGAGCAGACGGTGCGGAGGCTGATTGATGAGCAACCGGGCCTTATGCCGTATTATCCACCAAAACGGGCGCTGAAAAGAGGCATTGACCTCGACTATGGCAAAAAGCAAATTACAGCCAGTATAACAAGCAGTATTTTGCAGGGTAAAAGCATATCCAGGATTGCGGATGATATGCAGCAACGCATGGAAAACATGAGCCGGGCAAGCGCAATCAGAACGGCGAGAACATCCGTTACAGCCGCGCAGAATGCGGGAAGAATGGACAGTTACCACGCCGCCGAAGGGATGGGCATCAAGCTGAAAAAGGAGTGGCTGGCCACACTGGACGGCCGCACACGCCACGCCCACGCTATGCTGGATGGGCAAACGGCGGAAACAGACAAGCCGTTTCATGTGGACGGCTATGAGATCATGTATCCCGGCGACACAAGCGCACCGGGATATCTTGTGTATAACTGCCGCTGTACGCTTATTGCGGCACTTGCCGATGCGCCAAAAACCCCGAACCCTCTACGCCGTGCACGAGACCCGGAAACGGGAAAAAGCATACTTGTCTCGGATATGACCTATGCGCAATGGGAAAGCTGGAAAAAATCAGAAAACCGATATGTATGGGACACATACCAGAAAAAGGCTAGGAACCTTTCTGCCGATCAAGAGCAATATGCAGAATACCAAAAAGTGCTTGGAAAAAACGCCCTGAGAACATTTGCACAGTTTCAAAATTTGAAGTATAACAGTGGAGACGGATGGGATTACACAAAGCAATTTGTAGCGTATAAGCGACGTGTCCCAGAAGCAACCGAAACCGATTTTCAAAAATTCCAGCAAGTTAAGGCAACAGGAGTGAAAGGCATAATTCGAGTACCACCGGAGAAAATTGATATTTCTCAGCTGGTATTTCGCGATGAACATGCTGCAAGGCATGGTTGCACAGTGGAAGAGGCACGCGGGTACGTTGATAATGCATATTGTTCCATCAGGCGAAAGCGCTGGGACAAAGTTGAAAGCATCAACTATTATTCAAAATATGGGGCGGCATATGTAGATTCTCAAACGCTGCAAATTAAAACATCCTATAGCAGAAAAGATTACAAATCAGACACGGAAGCGATTATGGAGGTGTTTGAATGAACACAGTTTATTGCCCAGTCATTGAGGGGCAGATAGACGGAGCAACGTGTATGGAAATAGTTGACGTTGCAGACGGAATGATTAGCGAACGAATTTTGAAGGACTACAACCCGCCTATCCAGTGGAACGATAACCAATGTAAAAAGTGTCTTGAATGCAAATGGCACGCGGATTTTGATAACTAATGTTAGAACCGCTATCAACCGATGGCGGTTTTTTTATGCCCATTTTTAGGAGATGCGCCATGAAAGTAACACTTGACGATCACAGCGCTGAAGTACTGTCCGCGCTTGATGCAGCCATTGCACGCAGCCTTGAAAAATGTGGGCTTGTGGGTGAGGGGTACGCAAAAAAGCTGTGCCCCGTTGATACCGGCAACCTGCGCAACAGCATCACGCACACGGTAGACCCTGGCGAAAAGGCCGCATATGTGGGCACAGACAGCGAGTATGCCATCTATGTCGAGATGGGCACGGGCAAGTATGTGACAGGCGGTAGACCCACCCCGTGGGTTTACAAGGACGCACAAGGCAATTGGCACATGACGCACGGCCAGAGAGCAAAGCCATACATCAAGCCCGCCGTGGCAGATCACGCGCAGCAATATCAAAAAATTATCAAAAGTGAGCTGGAGGATAAATAATCCTTCGGCTCTTTTTATTGGGGGTAAATCAAATGAAAAAGATTATTCACATCGCAATCACGATTATGACTGTAGCGCTGCTTTTGTGCAGCTGTTCTGAAGCCGACAAAGCAAATGCCAATATTTCCAAACAGGCCGATTACTTTGGGAGCGAGCGCAAGATTACCGTATACAACGCCAGGACAGACAAGGTCATTATGGAAGCAGAGGGGTATATGTCTATCTCCAACAATTCCAGTAATGAGCTTGTCTGCACTGTGAAAATCGGCCCGGACACCTACCGCAAAAATTATATCTACCTGAACGACTACACCATGTATGTGGTGGAGGACATTACTGGCACCCATACCGACCCGTATCACTATAAACTCTATTTCCACACGAACATCCTTCCCGACGTGGAAGTAAAACCGTAAAAAACAAGTTTTCCTAGCATCTACCGCACTTGCGGCAGGTGCTATTTTTATACGTAAAAACGGCGAAGAACTGCCGTTTTTTATAGATTGCGAATGCCGAAGGACCGGCACCGAAGAAAAGGAGCAAAAGATGGCAATTACTCGTAAACTGCTTAAAGGTATGGGGCTGACCGACGAGCAGCAGGACACTATCATTGAAGCCCACACCGATACCGTGAACGGCCTGAAAGCGGACGTTGAACGCTATAAAGCTGATGCGGAGAAGCTGCCCACCGTCCTAAAGGAACTGGACGAGATCAAGGGCAAGGGTGAAGGCGGCTATAAAGAGAAGTACGAGGCCGAACACAAGGCTTTTGAGACCTACAAAAAGGCCGTTGACACCGAAAAGGCAACCGCTGCCAAAGAAAAGGCGGTGGAAGCCGTGCTGAAGAAAATCGGCGTATCCGAAAAGCGCCTGCAGAGCGTGGCGAAGCTGGCAAAGGCAGACGGCCTGCTGGACGCGCTGGAGCTGGATGAAAACGGAACTGTGAAAGAGGCCGACAAGCTGGAAAAGAGCTTGAAGGATGGTTACAGCGAGTACATCACCACCACCAGCACAAAGGGAGCCGTCACGCCCACCCCGCCCGCCAACAGCGGCGGCGCAAAGCTCACAATGGCCGACATCTACAAAAAGGATGAAAAAGGACGCTATGTCATGGATTATGAGGCGCGCCTGAAAGCCATTGAAGAGAATCTGAACAACCAGAAAATATGAAAGGAGCCTTAAATGGCAGCTACTAAAGTTGAAACTCTGACCACCCCCCGCGACAGCCTGCCCAACGTCTACACTGGCGTGACTGCCCGCGAGCTGGACTTTGTAACCCGCTTTGCCTACAACTGGGAGGCACTGCGTAACATTTACGGCATCATGCGGCCCATCCGCAAGCAGGCTGGCACCTCGCTGGTGTCGTACACCGCCAGCGTTGCGCTGGAAAGCGGCGAAGTGCCCGCAGGTGCTGTAATCCCTTACAGCAAGGCCACCATCACACAGGCCGTGAAGGATGACATCACCCTGCAAAAGTATGCTAAGGCCGTGCCCATCGAGGACGTGAACAAGTACGGCGCGACAATCGCCGTGCAGAAGTCCGACGATGCTTTTCTCACCAAGCTGCAAAACGAGGTGATGACCAAGTTTTACACCTTCCTTAACACTGGCAGCCTGACCGGCGAGGCCGCTTCGTGGCAGGCCGCGCTGGCAAAGGCGCAGGGCGAGGTGCTGAACAAATTCGCCACCATCCAGAAGGATGTGACCGAAGTTGTCGGTTTTGCGAACATTCTGGACGCTTACGACTATCTGGGCAGTGCGCAGGTGACCGTGCAGAATGCTTTCGGCCTGACCTACATCAAGAATTTTATGGGCTATTCCACCCTGTTCCTGTTGCCCGCCACTCAGATTGCCCGCAACAAGGTCATTGCCACGCCTGTGGAAAACATTGACCTGTACTATGTCGACCCCTCTAGCGAGTTCTCGAGCCTGGGCCTGACTTACACCGTGAGCGGTGAAACTCCCCTGATCGGCTTCCACGCTCAGGGCAACTATGGCACCGCCGTCGGTGAGAGCTTCGCCGTCATGGGTATGGCTCTGTGGGCCGAGTATCTGGACGGCATCGCGGTCATTACTGTCAAGCCCGCCGCTCAGGCCGCCGCGAACACCAAGGGCTGATAAAAGGAGGGCAGCGCAATGCTTGAGGAGCTGATGCGAGAGTGCCGGAATTGGTTTGTGGTGCCGGGAGGCGTACATTTGGGCCATTTTGCCGTCGAAAAAGGCCGCATTTCGCTGCCTTTTCTCAAAGCTGGCCAGTACTTTTGGATCGCGGGCAGCGTGTTTAACGATGGGCTGTACCAGTACGGCAGCTGTGTACTGCAGGATGAGGAGTTCACCGGCGCGGTGTGGGCACTTGCCGTACCGGCCGAGTTTGTAAAGCTGGCCGAGGATGTGCAGGCATGGCGCGAAGCCAACGAAAAGGCGGCTCAAAGCCCCTTCCAAAGTGAGAGTTTCGGGGGGTACAGTTACACCAAAGCAAGCGGAAACACTGCACAAGGCGGCTCTGCGTTGAGTTGGCAAAGCATTTTTGCCGCACGGCTGGAAAAGTGGAGGAAGCTATGAGTTTGCTTGACGATTTTGCGCGTGACTGTACGCTGCTTGACAAAACGCGCCAGCCGGACGGCGAAGGCGGTTACACAATCGCATGGACTGACGGTGCAGCGTTTAAAAACTACTTCGCCCTTGATACGAGTATGCAGGCCCGCGCTGCCGAAAAGCAGGGCGTGACAAGCGTATACTCCGCCCTTGTAGACAAAGACGTGCCCATCGAGTACGGCGACTTTTACCGTGATAACAGCACCGGCACCACTTACAGAGTGACCAGTGACCCGGAGGAGAAAAAGGCCCCTGAGAGTGCATCCGCCGGTCTGCGGCGGCTTAAATTCTTCACGGCCGAGCGAAAGGACCTGCCGCAATGACGAAAGGTGCAGCTCTACAGGCTTTTTTCTCCCGATTTATGGACGCATACGCCAGCAACGCGGTACCGGAGGATGTCACTTTCCCGTACTTGACATATGATGCGGCTTTCGACGCATGGGGCGGCAGCCCCGTATCTATGACCGTAAATATGTGGTTTTACACCACCGGCGAGGCCGTCCCGAACTCCAAAGTGCAAGAGCTTTCGGAGGCTTTGGGCATTGGTGGTGCCACTATCCAGTGCGACGAAGGTTACATCTGGCTTTTACGCGGCTCCCCCTGGTGCCAGTCGCTGGCAGACGACACCGACAAGAACATTAAACGGCGGTACATAAACGTTACCGCCGATTTTTTATGCCCAAATTGAGGTGATTTAATGGGTAAATTTACCGTAATCCCGCAGGACACCTTCGAGGGACTGCAGCTGGATGCGGGCGTGCTGCTGAAGAAGTTCACTCCTGCAACCCCCGCTGCACCCGCTGACGAGGACATCATCTGCGCAACCACAGGCGGCATCAACGCCACTTGTGTGCCCACCTACAGCGACCTGGGCGAGGACGTGGACAACTGCCCGGTCAACATGAAGGAATTGAAGCATCTGGACAGCTGGGAGTGCAAGATGTCCTTTACCAGCCTGGGCCTGAGCGCGAATGCTATCAAGCTGGCTCTGGGTGCTGCTGACATCAGCGCCACCACCGCCAGCAAGGATGACATCGTGACCCCCCGCCGCGACCTGAAACAGGCTGACTTTACAGACCTGTGGTGGGTGGGCGACCGCGCAGACGGCGGCTGTGTGGCCATCCAGATCAAAAATGCACTGTCCACCGGCGGTTTTAGCCTGCAAACGACCAAAAACGGCAAGGGCCAGCTGTCTGTTGAGCTGACCGGCCACGTCTCCATTGACGCGCAGGACACCATGCCGATGGTTTTTTACAGTCTTGATGCAAGTGAGTAAGTAAGGAGTAGCTATGAGGATTTTTTCGCAGCTGGGCACGGATGAGGCGCTGGACGTGGCGCTGGAGATCACGGAGCCTGTAACCAACATTGTGCAGGACGAGGCGCTGGTGACCGAGCTGAAAAAGGTGCTGCCCGCTGGCACACGCAGCGAAGCGGAAGTGATGCGCTTCGGGTTGGCAAAAATTGCCGCGCTTATGCCGATTTTGCTCAAGGCCCACCGCGCAGACGTGTACGCCATCCTTGCGCCTTTTAATGGCCTGACGGCGGAAGAAACCGGCAAGCAAAACATCATCACCACCTGCAACCAGGTGCGCAAGCTGCTGCAAGATAAGGATTTCATGGATTTTTTCGCGTCGTTGCGCAGTGCGGAGGCGCAGAGCGAGTAATCCCGGCCCTGACAAAGCTGCCGAAACTGAGGGCACATGCCCTTGTGTCGGCGCTGCCGCACGTGATAAAGGCGGATATGGACGAAATCCTCTTCCGCGTTTATCTCACGGACACGGCTTTGAGCTTTATCACGGCTATGCAGCAGGGTGGCGAACGCCCAGCCCGCTACTATGATATGATTCACCCCGCACCGGAAGAAACCCGCACAGCGGATGAAATCATTGATAATATGCGCAAAAAGCTGCGTGATGCAGGGGAAAAGGGGTGAGGAATTGGACGTATTTAACCTTTGCGCGAAGATTTCGCTTGACGCCAACGAGTACGAGCAGGGGCTTGCAAAGTCGAAGAAGGGGCTTTCATCCTTTATGGACGTTTTTACCGGCACAGTGCTGGGAAACGCGGTCAGCGACGGCTTGCGCAATGTTGCGAACGGGTTTGTAGATATCGGCAAGAAGGCTACCAGCACGGCGCTTGCAATCGGCAAAGCATCGCTTGATAGCTATGGAAATTATGAGCAGCTTGTGGGAGGCGTCGAGACGCTGTACTCCGAAACTCAGCTGTCGCTTGAGGACTTTGCGAAGGCAGCCGGGAAAACCACTGACGAAGTGCTTATGGAGTGGAGCGACCTGACCGCCGGGTCGCGCAAGGTGTGGAACGATGCGGCGGACGCTTATAAAAACGTCGGAATGTCCATGAATGAATACATGGATACAGCCACATCCTTCGCGGCGGCTCTGGTGTCCAGCTTGGGCGGCGACACAAAAAAGGCCGCTGATATGGCAAATATCGCTATCACCGATATGGCCGATAATGCAAACAAAATGGGCACCAATATGCAGTCCATACAGGATGCATATAATGGCTTTGCGAAGCAAAACTATACGATAAACAATCTAATGTCCGCTGCGTGAGTGATTGCGCAGTGAGCGTGGGTGAACCTTACCAAGGGTGTGGGTGAAAACCTGCTAACGGGGGAAATCTAAGGGCGTAAGCCTATGACTATCCCGTGCCAAGCCTCGAAAGAGGAAGGTGTAACGACTATCGGCTCGTCACCGAGTACATCGGCTATTGGTACGCCGTTGGAAGTGCCCACCAACTATTTCAAATAGTTGAAGATATAGTCTAATCCCCTAAAAAGTATCGGGAAACCGAGGGTGAAAATGGTTAGACAACCTAAAGCTAGGCTATGGTGGCACAAAAACCGAAATGGAGCGCCTTGTGAAAGAGGCATCCACGCTTACAGATGTGCAAAAAGAGCTTGGCGTAACGGTGGACGGCTCCAGCTTGTCATACTCTAACATTGTATCTGCTATCCACGTGGTGCAGGCCAATATGGGGATTTTGGGCACTACAAGCAAAGAGGCATCAACGACGATTCAGGGGAGCACGGCCTCCATGCGGGCGGCGTGGGAAAATATGCTTGTCGCAATCGCCGACCCTGAGCAAGATGTCGGCGAGTCCGTTGACAACCTCGTGGAGAGTGTCATTGCAGCTGGAAAAAATATTGTGCCGCGAATTCAGGAGATTGTTCCGACGCTGGTTGAGGGCATTTCCGGGCTTGTGACGCAGCTTGCCCCATATGTAAGCGAGGCAATTAAAGAGCTAGAGCCTACAATCGAGGACGGCCTACACGCCCTTTTTGATGGGCTTGGAACTGTCGCAACGTCTTTGCAGCCTATCGTGTCGGACACCTTCGCTTTTTTGGGTGATGCAATTCTGGACGCAATCACAAGCGCAATTCAGGATTCTGACTTTTCGTTTTTGCTTGATGTGTTCGACGAAGTGAAAAATGCTGCCAAAGACATCGGCCCCGTGATTGCCGACCTTGCGCCGCTGATTGCGACTGTTGGAGTTGCTGCAAAAGGATGGGAAATCGGCAAAAAGCTGCAAGACCTTGCAACAAAGTTTGACGAGGCAAAACTTGCAGTCACGCTGTTTTCGCAAGGGTCAACTGACGCCGAAGTAGCGCAAGCCGCCTTGAACGGCACTCTGAAAGCATCCGAAGTTGTGGCCGGACTGCTTACCGGCAAAATCACACTTATGGAGCTTGCACAGACGGCAGCAACAAAAGCACAAACCGCATTCAATGCGGCATTGTCCGCAAATCCTATTACTTTAATTGTGATAGGCATTGCGGCAGTTATCGCGGCACTTGCTGTTTTGTATGCCAAAAACGAGAAATTCCGCGATTTTGTGAATAACATGGTATCCCAAATCTGGGAAAAGGTTCAGGGCGTGGTGGACGCGGTGCAGCCGTACTTGCAGGCCGCGATGGAATTCATCAAAAACGCGATTTCGGACGTGGTGGAAAACGCAAAACCGGCAGTCAAAGCAATCGGCAACGCCTTTGAGAGCGCCTGGAGCCTGATCCAGACAATTTGGAGCGGCGTTGAGCCGTTCTTCACCGGGCTTTTTAATGTAATTGGGGTTCTAGTGCGTACCGTTGTCGGCGTGATTGGGGCACAGTTCCAGCTTGCATGGACTTTTGTCTCTACAATTTGGAGCGTTGCAACGTCTTTCTTTTCGACAATTTGGAACACCATCGCGGGCATTTTCTCGGTCGTTCAGGCCGTACTGTCTGGTGATTTTCAGGGCGCTTGGGATGCAATCATGGGCATTTTCGCTACGTGGAAAGACTTCTTCATGGGTCTCTGGCAAGATATTTGCGACGTTTTCGCGGGCGTTTTTGACTTCTTTACGTCCGTCGGCGGTGACATCGTGCAGGGCATTAAAGACGGCATTTCCGCCGCCTGGGATGGCCTGAAAAAGTTCGTCAGCGGCCTTTGGGACGGCCTGAAAAATATTTTTACCATCAAAAAAAGCGACATTAAAGTTGAGGGCGGCGCAGATGGCAGCCACGCTGGCGGCCTTGACTACGTACCGTATAACAACTATGTTGCAAATTTGCACCGGGGCGAAATGGTGCTGACTGCGCAAGAGGCTGAAAACTACCGGCGCGGCGCTTTCGGCGGCGGTGGCTTTACCGTGCAGCAGACAATCTATGCGGCAAAGCAAAGCCCCGTTGAGCTGGCGGCTTCCACTGCTGCCGCATTCCAAAGAGCGAGGTGGGCGCTGGCATGAGCTTTTTGAGCAAAACTTTTCGATACGTCAACGAGTTGGGGCAGGAGATTGTCTTTGACTATGCGCACGGCTATCTAATCAGCCTGCCGTCTGGCGTGGACACCCTCTCTGTCAACGTCAACACCGCACAGGGCATCGGGCAAGTGGGTGCAACCGTCCAAAGCAAGAGCATTCAGCCGCGCCCTATCACGATCAACGGCAAGGTGGTGGGCGACAACTCGCAGGAGCTTAAAAACGCGCTTGTGACGGTGATTCGCCCGGACTTGTCCGGTACTCTGTACGCCGGAGATTGGCACATCGCGGTGGCCGTCACGGCATCCCCCACAATCGGGGCGGCCGCTTTTGGAGCGCCTTTTCAGGTGGGCCTAACCGCTCCCTATCCCTACTGGGGCAGCGCCGAGAGTAAGAGCAGTCAGCTGCGCGGCATCGAAAAAAAGTTCCGGTTCCCGTGGAATATGAGCAAAAAATATCAATTCGGCGCGATTATGGTGCTGCAATACATCGTGCTGCAAAACTTCGGCCAGTTCGATGTGCCGTACACGCTGACCATCACTTGCCTGGGTGAGACTGCTAAAAATGTGGGCGTGGAGAACATGGAGACGGGCGAGTTTTTGCGGCTGGAGAAAACGCTGGTAAAAGACGAGCGCGTGACAATCGAGGTGACGCACGACCGCACATATGTGACTTCCAGCGTGGACGGCGACTGCCGGGGCGCGCTGACGCTGGAAAGCGACCTTTTCCGGATTCACACCGGTGGAAATGCGTGGAAGCCTACAGCCGATGCAGGGCTTGCAAATGTTGAAATGGCGGTGGAATTTTCCGAAGAAAGCGCGGGTGTAACGGTTGTATGAGAATCGAAATCTTTGAGCCAGATTTGAGCAACCGCCACGAGATCACACACGCAATCAGCGTGCAATTTAGCGTCAAATATAACGATGTGGGAAAATTTACCATTGTGCTGCCGATGGACGCTTACAACATCTCCATCGCAAAAAATGATGCTATTGTGTATCTTGTGGAGCGGAAGTTGGCGTTTGAAGTGGCCGAAGTGCAGTTTGATGACGAAAATAATCAAATCACACTCAACGGCTTTACGCTCAACAACCGGCTGAACCGGCGTGTGGCTGCAACGGCGTGCAATGTGACAAATGTCGAAAAAGACATTTACGCGGCTGTAAAGGCAAATCTGCGAGGGTTGCCCATCCTTCTCGCTGCCGAAAAGGGGCTGACGGAGACCACCAGCGCAACGACAATTTACGGTGAAGAGCTGCTTGCGGCTGTGCAAAAAATTCTGTCCGACGCGGATTTAGGCCAGCGGGCGGTTTTTGACTACAAGGCAAAGACCATCACGTGGGAAATCTACAAGGGTGGTGACCGCACCAGCGGGCTGAAAGCGGTCTCTTTTGTCGCAGAGCGTGGCACGGCTGCGCAGCTGGTGATTGACCAGGACGTGAGCAGCTACAAAAACGTGTGCTACTGCACGGCGCAGTATGCGGACGGGAGCAAATGCATTGCAACGGCCGGGCAAGAAACCGGAGAAAACCGGCGCGAGCTGTGGGCCGAGTTTAGCGGCGATCCGCAGGGTAAAACTGAGTCCAATAGTGACTTCGCCCGCCGGGTGCAAACGTATGCCGCTTTACAGTTGGGCAGCCACCGGAACAGGCAAAGCTTTAACCTGAGCGCAGATGCAAGCGAGCTGGGCGTGGCGTATGATATCGGAGACCTTGTGTGGTGCGTTTCGCAACGGCACAGGGTCAAATTCAAGGCGAGGATCACCGGAATGACCTATGCGCAAGACCAGCAAAGCACGTCGATTGGGCTTACAATCGGCGACCCAATTTTAACGGTAATGGGGTGATAAATTGGCCGAAATCAAAAATTTCCCGAACAACTCGGACGAGTACATCGGGGCTGAATACGTAATGAAGTGGCTGCACGGGCGCACCAGCGGCGTTTTTGGCGCGGAAAATAACCTCGCGGTGACACTGGACAGCGGCATGACCGTGAAAGTATCCGACGGCGTGGGCTGGCTGTCCAACAGCGAGGGGGACGGCAGCGTATTCTGGAACGACAACAAGAACACCACCGGCTCAGAGCTGAAGCTCACTGCCACAATCGCGAATGCGGTGAATCCGCGCATTGACCGCGTTGTGGTGACGTGGGACACGGTAGACTATGCCGCAAAGCCGCGCATTGAGCTGCTGCAAGGCACCCCGGCGGCGTCTCCGGCAGCGCCTACACTTACAAACAACACGCTGAAACGCCAGATTTCACTGGCGCAGATTTACGTTGCGGCGGCTGCAAGCAAGCTCACCAGTGCCAACATCACCGACGAGCGGCTTGACAAGTCCGTGTGCGGCATCGTGACTGACTGGGTGACGGTGGACACCACCACCATGAACCAGCAGTTCACGGAATATTTGACGGCAATTCGAAAAGAATTGAGCGACTTAAACGCCGGTACGGCCACAATGCTGAAAGCCACATACGACCCGAAAGGGCGCGGACAAGACGTGTTTGCGTATGCTGATTCGCAAGGCGTGCACCTGTATCAGCACACCAAAGTCGGCACCGCCCACAAGCTGACCGGCAGCGGCGCAAGCGGCCGCGTCAAACTGACCGCCAACGTGGCGGCGGGCGACACAGTGCAGGTGAACGGCAAAACCGTGCCCGCCTATGTGGGCGCGGAAACCTTTGCCGATGCGCTGGCCGGTGAATCCGTCACGGGCCGGTGGCTGACCTTTACGCAGGACGGTACGCAGATAAATTTTAATGGTGGCGGGGGCCTGTCGAATACCAAGCTCGCCCTCGCCACTGCCGACACCGGAGACGTGATTTCTGGCAAAAAGTTTTATTCTGGAGACAAAACGCTTAAAATCGGTGAAATCCTGCCACGCAACACGGTGGGCCAAAACGGGGCTGTGGGCGCATCCGCCTCCTTCCCAAGCGTCGCAGTTACGCCAGTAGAACGGGATACGCAGGCCTACTTAAACACGGACGGAGTGTCCCGCGTTTTTCTTAAGCCTCCGAAAGGCTACTACAACGGCGAAAGCTATGTGGGCGACAGCTACGCCAGCGTTGCCAGCGCTATTGGCCTGACGGCGGGAAAGCTGGGCGCGGGCGAAACGGTGCTGGACGTTGCCGGGACTTCCCACGCCATGGCGATGTTTGCGACCGTGGGGGACAACCGCTGGAGCGGCGGCAGCCCCAACCGGCTCAAGCTGGCCTACACGGTGGGCGGTACCTCCGGTTTCGGCGGCTGGGGATGCTGGCTCCCGGCAGGCACCTACCGCGCGTGCGGTGCTATCGCCGACCTGACAGGCTGCTATATCGCGGATGCGGGCAATCTCGCCACGCGAATTTACGGACCGGAGCGCGAATACGGCTGCACCATCTGGGGCGGGCAGGGCACATTTACGCTCGACGGCTCTCAATGGGTGTCCATTACCAGTGGCAGCAGCCGCTACTCTGAGCTGGGTGCGGTGTGCATTTACCGCGTTTGAGAGGAGGTTTTATGAGCATTCAAGGCATCGATGTAAGCAAGCACCAGGGCAGCATTGACTGGCCCCAGGTGGCCGCCAGCGGGGTGCGGTTCGCCATTCTGCGGGCGGGCTACGGCAACACCGCCACCCAGGCGGACCCGTACTTTGCCGCCAACTACACGGGCGCAAAGGCCGCGGGCCTGAAGGTGGGCGCGTACTGGTACAGCTACGCTTCCAGCCCTGACGATGCGGCCAGCGAGGCCGTTGCCTGCCTGCAGGTGCTGGCCGGGCGAGGGCTGGACCTGCCCCTGTTTTTTGACCAGGAATACGAACCGGCCATTCTGGCCCAGACCACGGCGGGCCGCACCGCCTGCGTGCAGCGCTTCTGCGCCGCCGTGCAGGCTGCCGGATACCGCCCCGGCCTGTACGCCAGCAAGAACTGGCTGGAAACCCAGCTGGACATGGCCGCGCTGGCCGCGCTGCCCGTCTGGGTGGCCCAGTACGCCGCGGCCTGCACCTACGCCGGGCCGTATGTGTTGTGGCAGACCGGCAGCAGCGGCCGCGTGCCCGGCATTTCCGGCCCGGTGGACACGAACCTCTGCCCGGATGAAGCGCTGCTTTTCGGCAGCGAGAAGGAGGATGTTATGAGTGACATGCTGAAAGTAGGACCGGTTTCGGGCGGCGACCGCAAAACCCTGGCAGCCCTGGCGGACAGCCTGGGCCTGCCCCACGAAGATGCGGGCGACTATCTTATCATCGGCCCCGCCAGCGCGGGCGACCGGAAGGCGGTGGCCGCAAAGGCTGCCGCTCTGGCGGTGGGCTGCGTGGAGTACACCGCGCCCGAGCCTACCCCTGAACCGGAACCCACGCCGGAACCCACTCCGGCCCCCGACAGCGGTAAGGACGACCCCGCCGCCTGCACCGAGCAGCTGGGCCGTATCGAGGCAAAGCTGGACAAGCTGCTCGGGCTGGTGAACCCCACCCTGCTGGAGGGCTGAAATGCAAGAATGGACGGTGGTAGGTGTTGTTGTGGTGCTTGTCGGGCTTATCGGCTCTGTGAGCGGCCCGCTCATCAAGCTCAACAGCAACATCACAAAGCTGACGGTGGCGGTTGACAGCTTCCAGCGGGCGCTTGACAAGTTGGAAGGCGAAAACCGCGAAAGCCACAAGATTTTTTACAAGCGGCTGGACGGGCACGACAAGGAGCTGGCCCAGCATGAGCAGCGGCTGAAAGCGCTAGAGGAGGAGTAAAAATGGATATTTCTTTTATCTCTGAGTACATGGTTCCCGTTATCGTGGGTATCTGCCTGTGCGTGGGCTACGTCGTCAAGTCGTGGGTGAAGGATGTCGATAACAAGTACATTCCCACCATGTGCGCCGTGCTGGGCGTGATTCTGGCCGTGTGGATGCACTGGCCTGCTGTGGACGCTGGTGTGATTTTGTCTGGCCTTGCATCTGGTCTTGCGTCCACCGGTCTGCACCAGGTGTTTAAGCAGCTGCTTGGCGGGGAGTAAGCTATGGGCAGCAAATTCGATTTCTGCATGGGCCGGGGCGAGTATGACGACCTGTGTTTTTTACTCACAGACGACGAGCACGCGGTGCTTGATATGCGCCGAAGAGGACGCAGAAACGCTGAAATTGCAGCCGAATTAAATGTCAGCGAGCGCACAGTAAAACGCTATGCGCGAGCAATCCACGACAAAATGAACAGATAAAAAAAGAAGCCCGGCGGGAGTGTTTCCCGTCGGGCTTCTTTTTTGCTTCCGGCATAACCGATGCAAAAAATGCGCCTGTTACAAATACTGCAAGTGTTTCAATCCACAGCGGCCGGAATTGCTGGCCACCGCGCCACACAAGCGTCCATGTGTGGGGACAACTTCAGTATAGCCCACGTGGGGCGGATTGTCAATATTCTGGGTGCTCGCGGCCATAGGCCACGCCTTTGTCATAAACTTTTTTCAGCAGGGCGGCGATCTCGCCCAGCTGCATTGCGCCGTAGCGGTCAAACATCCCCGCGTCGAGGATGTTTTGAAAGATCGCCTCACACGTGCTGGGGTACTGCCGCCAGCCGCTGATCTCCTTCGCCTGCTCGAGTTTGAGCACGCGCCGCCGCTCTTCGGCGCTCAGCCCGCCGGGACCGTATGCTTCGGCGGTAAAAACATCTTTCGCCGTCAGCTTCCGGCGGTTGTCCACGAGCGGCTCGTCCTCGTCGATGAACCAGTCTCGACCCACACGGTGGGCCGTTTTGAAGCCGCCTCTATATGCCTTCTGCCGCACGGTAGCAAGTGCACGGCCGTGGCGCTTGGCGTACTCAGCCAAAGTAATGACCATGTGCTCTTGCCTCCTTAGTCCGCCCTGAACTCTTCAATGTCTGTGTCATGATATCCCCAATCATCACGCACGCAGTCATACCCGAAGCACCCACGCCCACAGGCACAGGTGACACCCTGCCACACGGTCACGCGCGTGTTTTTACCCACGATTCTAACGCGGGCGTGGCCGCCGTCCCCACAGTATCCCTTCGGGGTCTCGTCATACACGAGTTCCAAGTCGTCGATCAACTTCATTTCGCTTCCTCCTTACAAGTCAAGCATGCGCTGCACTGCATCGTGATGCTTTTGATACGCTTCTTCGATGGCCTGTTCCTTTTCAAACTTCGCCATAAAATAAGCACGTTCTTCGCCATAAATGGCCTCTTCGATTTCCGGCGGAATTTCCACAAGCGCCCGCTGCTTTTTTCCGTCTACTGGGAGATAAAACTCATAGGCCACACGACGGGGGCCAGGGAACCGCCCAAACTCGTGCCTGTGTGCCCCTGCCTTCCGCTCCTCCCCGTTTACGAGCAGTGAGTTGATTGTGTACATCCACTCATGGCAGGGCACGGTGTATTCCCACCCGTCAAGGTTGTTCACCCGCTCGGTGATGATTTTGGTGCTGATGTCCAGCTTGACCTTCGAGCCTTTCGCGGTAGTCCATTCGTACTTCATTTTTTCTCCTCCTTTAGTAGATTTCCACGCCCAGCTTCTCGGCTGCAGCTTCGATCGACGGCCATGGGCCTGACGGGTCGTCCCACATAGCGTTACAATCGATGCCTGCCGCCTCGCAGAGTGCTTCTGCGAAAGGATTCATTTCCTCTTCGTATGCGGTGGCCTTGCGGAAATATTCCGCAATATCTTCGACGCTGGCGATGTCCCAGCTGTCTCTGGGGAGCTCCCAAAGCCAGTTCGTGGGGTTGGCTAGCAGTTCGCCCGCCTTGCACCCGTCTACATCTTTCAAAATTTTAACGATGTTCATCGTTGCTTCCTCCATTTTTTATTCGATTGCTTGTTATGCATCCTCAGGCAGGGGGCCGAGGGTGTACATCCAGAGGGGGTTTCCGCCTTCGCAAAGGAGGCAGGCTTCTTTGAGCGTGATGAGGAATTTGTTTTCGCCGTCAAAATTAATCTGATCGGCTTTGCGCTCCTCTGCACTCATGGCCCAATGGGCTTTCACGAGCGCCCGCTGGGCTTTGCGGGCCATGGACAGCCGCTTGTCCGCGTCCGGCTCTGCGACGATATAATCGTACTTGCCGGAGGTTGCAACGGCTTCGGTGGCGGCCTTGACGAGCGCTTCGCGCTTTGCCCATTCCCAAGCCATCTTCAGGGCCTCGGAGAACTTAATCTGGGGAACTCCACCCACACTGTTTTTCTTCATCGCCCACCATGCGTCTTTCATGATTTTGCTCATGTTGTACTTTTTCATCGTGCGTTCCTCCGTTTAGTTCCTTTGCTTTCGTTGTTATTATAATACTACTCTAGCTCTACATTGTAAATAGGCAAATTGCACAAACATCAACAGAATATTTTGTAAAATTATACTTTGGCCCAAAGTTGGCCCGGCTGTGTCCTACGTTTTAGCGTTGTTTACTGTACAATGGACGCAAAGAGAGGCGGGCGCAGATGGCATACAGGGCTTACAATCCAAACCCAGACGGCAAGCGCGTCGGAGACTGCACCGTGCGGGCAATTTCGGCGGCATTCGGAAAAAGCTGGGAAGAGGTATACATCGCCCTTGCAGTCGAGGGCTTTGCGCTGCATGATATGCCGTCTGCAAATCGCGTATGGGGGAGCGTTCTTCGGCGGCATGGATGGCATCGGCAGGCGCTGCCGAACACTTGCCCAGACTGTTACACCGTCGCGGACTTTGCCGCAGATCATTCGGCGGGGGCGTATATTTTGGCCTTGCCCTCACACGTCGTGACCGTGATAGACGGCGATTGGCTGGACACATGGGACAGCGGCGAAGAAACGCCACTGTATTATTGGCAGAAAGGATGATGCATTATGGCTTTTGGGAATCCGTACCAGCCCGGCTATATGCCGAACTATTATCCGATGGGGCAGCAGGTGCCGTCGGCTATGCCTGATCAGCTCGCACAGCTGCGGCAGGCGGCATATCCTCAGCCGCAGCAGCCAGCACAGCAAAGTTCTCCCATTATCTGGGTACAGGGCGAGGAAGGTGCCAAGGCGTATATGGTGGCGGCTGGAAACAGTGTGCTTTTGATGGACAGCGAAAACAGCACTTTTTACATCAAGGCCACGGACGCCAGCGGGATGCCGCAGCCTTTGCGCATTTTTGATTATACAGAGCGCACAGCGGCTCCAAAACCGTCTGTGCAGACACCGCAGACGGCAAAAGAAGAGTATGTCACCCGGCGGGAATTTGACGCCTTGAGCGCCAAGTTTGAAGCACTTGCAGCATCCGAAAAGGCCTTAACAAAAAAGGAGGTAGACGATGGGCAATCCTCTATTTAACGCGCTTGGTGGCGGAAAAACGCCCGGCCCAATGGGGCAATTTCAGCAGATGATGCAGCAATTTCAGCAGTTCCGGCAGAGCTTTCAGGGCGACCCGAAGGCAGAGGTGCAAAAGCTGCTGCAATCGGGCAAGATGAGCCAGCAGCAGCTTAACCAACTGCAAGCGATGGCGCAGCAGTTTCAGCAATTCATCAAATAATTTTGCAAAATCGTGGCCGCGATTTTTATATTTTTAGCGAATTTTAACCAATTAGCAAATTTTAACCAATTTAAGTTTAATTTAATCAAATTTAATTAAATCGCGAAAGGAGATTTTATGAGCTTATCTTCTGACGGTACCGTGATGACTATGCCGGTTCAGCCTGCCACCTCCAACGGCGGTAGTGGCTGGGGCTTTGGCGGCGATGGCGCATGGTGGATTATTATCCTTTTCCTCTTTGTTTTTTGTGGCTGGGGCGGCAATTGGGGCGGCAACGGCGTGGGAAACAATGGCGCTGGTGTTGTGGATGGTTATGTGCTTGCGTCTGATTTTGCCAATATTGAGCGCAAAATCGACACCGTTAACAACGGTATGTGTGATGGATTTTATCAGCAGGCGCAGCTGATCAACGGTGTGCAGCAAGGCATGAGTAACGGCTTTATGTCGGCCGAAATCAGCCGCGCAAACCAGCAGGCCGCATTTATGCAGCAGCTGAATGCCATGCAGATGCAGCAGGCGAATTGCTGCTGCGAGACCCGCGAAGCGATCCAGGGCGTAAATTACAACCTCGCTACGCAGGCTTGCGAAACCAGACAGGCAATCAACACGGGTACCCGCGACATTATTGACAACCAAAACGCCAACGCGCGCGCAATCCTTGACGCTATGACTGCACAGCGCATCGAGGCCAAGGATGCCAAGATTGCCGAGCAGAATCAGCAGCTTTTTGCCGCACAGCTGGCGGCAAGCCAGGCGGCGCAGAACAGCTATCTTATTCAGCAGCTGCGGCCTACACCCATCCCGGCTTACTCCTCGTGCAATCCCTGGGCAGCTGGGACTTATACCGGCTGCGGCACTGGCTGCGGCGGGTGTGGCTGCTAACATCATGTAAGCAACTGCCTACTATATATAAGTAGGCTGTTCAGCCCCTGGCTGATTTTGCAAAAGAGCGGCGGGGCAAAAGTCCCGCCGCTTGTGTTATGAAAGGATGAGATTATGGCAGAATATACCAATTCCGGCATTGTGACTGTAGCTGCCGGGCAGAATGTCCCCTTGACCGAAACGGCGGTGGCGGGGAAAGGGTGCATCGTACATCGCGAAGGCGCAGGGATTGTGACCTTGCGCGGCATCACGAACCAGTGCAAGGCGCGTTATAAGGTGAGCTTTGGCGCGAACATCGCAATTCCCACAGGCGGCACAGTCGGTGCAATTACTTCCGCGCTTACAATCAACGGAGAACCGCTTGTTAGCGCCACTGCAACGGTTACGCCCGCAGCAGTGGAGAATTACTTTAACGTTTTTGTGGCGGCGTTTGTGGACGTTCCGCGCGGTTGCTGCGTGACGGTTGCCGCAAAGAACACGAGTGCACAGGCGGTGCTTTTTGCAAATTCGAATCTCATTGCTGAGCGCGTCGGCTGAAAGGAGAATGAAAATGAGTATGAAAACCCTGTATGATCTGAAGGACATGCTGTGCGCAGAGCTTGACGAAATCGGCAAAAAGGGCGAAATGTCCGCGGGTGACTTGGAAACCGTCCACAAGCTGACCGATACTATTAAAAACATCGACAAAATCACAATGCTGGAGGACGATGGATACAGCCGCGACAGCGACTGGGATGTGTCCATGCGTGGTGGTTATGGGCGCGGGAGCAGCTATGCGCGATCCAGGCGGCATTATGTGCGCGGGCATTACAGCCGTGACGATGGGCGAGATGCTATGCTGCGCCGGGTGCAGGAGATGATGGACGACGCAGACGACAGCGACCGGGAGATTATCAGCCGATGCTACGACGCGCTGAAAAATGCCTGATGTAGGGGGTGGCGGCCATGTTTGATATGCGAGAGGTAGAGGGCGCAATCGCGGAGCTGGAAAACGGCGAACTCACTTACTCCCGCTGCGGCAAGCTGGCCGACCTCTACACTATCCGCCGGGAGCACATGGCACCAGAGACGCAGCCGCCCGAAGCGGCAGTGCAGACGGCCAGAGAGGCTCCTGCACGGGTGCGCGTGTCTGGCGGCAGTGACTTTTTGCAGGCCGTCGCACAAGTCGATTTTAGCGCGGCTCTGGACGTGCTGGACGAGCTTATGAGCACACTTGAGATAGTAAATCCAAAGGCTTATAAGAGCGTCATGCGGCGGTTGGACGGGCTGAAATAGCTACGATATTTTTACGATATTTTTCCCGGCTTACGATATTTTTACGATACATTTTTTCGCAGTATTTTACAGTATTTTACAGTATAGGCAAAGAAAAAACCACGACATAATGCTTTTTTAAAGCTATGTCGTGGTTTTTTTACTGGTGGGCCATGAGGGATTCGAACTTTATAACCTGTTCGTTATATCGCTTAATTTTGCTCGTTTACGATATTTTTACGATAATAGTGCGCGTTTAAAGCTCTTGTCGCATCGTCTATGGCCCAAGACTTCGCCTCGGCATACCACTTTTGAGTGGTGGTGATGTCTGCGTGACCCATTAGCTCCTTCGCAACCTGCGGGCTTACGTCGCATTGAGTTAGGACGCTGGCAAACTCATGCCGGAGCTGGTGCGCCGTGAAATCTGGGGCGGGCAAGTGCTTGTAAACGGTTTTGCCGTGCTTGTCCTTTTTTCCCGCGCTGGTCACTCTGCCGCTATCGTGGGTGCAGCCTATCTCCGCGCAGTATCTGAGCCAAGCACTCACGTACTTGCTGTTTGTCATGGGGGCGTTGCCGCCGAAAATATAATCATCATCGGCCAGTCCGTCAAGCCGCCCTACAAGCGCTGCGGCAAGAGGGGCCAAAATCGGCACTACACGGACTGCGTTCGCCGTTTTCGGTGGCTCTATATGCGGTTGGTTTGCGTGCCATACAACGGCCTTTGTAACGTGAATTTTCCCGCCAGACAAGTCTCGCTTTTGTAACGCCATGATTTCCCCCAGGCGCAGGCCTGCATACATTGCAAAGGCTGCACACAGGCCGAAACCGTCGGTGTGCGCTTTTACCTTTTCGATTTCCGCGTCTGTAGGTGCATGCCGTTTCGTTTGCGGCAGCCCCTGCGGAAGGCGGATCAAGTCGCACGGGTTGCGGTCTCCGTCCATGTTGGTACACCAAAATTGATAGACCAGCGAAATTACTGACCGCTGGTTTGCAATTGTCTTGTAGGCCTTGCCCTGGGCGGCCATCTGGGACAGGCGGCGGGAAATATCCGTTGTTGTGATCTCCTTCATTCCCGCGCCGCTGAACCAGTCTTTTGCCGCATTCACGGCGCGGCGGTATCCGCGCTGTGTGCCGTATTTCAGCCGTGGCTCCTTGTAGGCCCAAAACTTATCAGCGACTTCTTCAAACGGCGGCCCTTTTTCGTCCCGGGCTGCTGCTTTTTTTATAGCCTCATCCATTTTTGCTTGTGCCTCTTTCACGGTGTGGCCGTAAAAGTGCATTTGCTTGCCGTTTATCATGCGTGTGCGCTCTATCAGGCCATCGCTTCGCGTTTTAGGCCTTGCCATTTTCCTCACCTCGCGTATTCGTTCCGGCCCAGGTGCGCCGCGTTCTTCCCGGCGGCATAGGCATTTTTGAGATTTTCCAGGCACGGCGGGGCCGTCTCCGGCACCACCAGTTCGCCCGTGCCTGCCTCGAGGGTGTAGTTATCCAGTATCAGCCCGCACACGGCCGCCCGGCTGCGCATGGTGCAGTGTGCATTGGCTACATACTCGTCTAGCATGGACGGCCAGTCAGAGCCGTGCGCCCCGAAGATCAAAAAGGCCAGCTTGTCCACTTCGCCCGGCGGGCAGTCTGCAAGGTACTTAAAAAGGCCGTTGCGGCGCTGCTCCACATCGGCGGCGCTGCCCTCAAAGTCCTCATAAAGCTCCGGGTGTATCAGGCGCATGATGTCGCGGAAGCAGTTCATTCCCAGCACCCTGTACCACATCACAAACTCATGCAAATTCGGCGTGGACGTGCCTTTTTCCCAGTTTCTCACCGTCTGCTTGCTGATGTCCAGCATTTCGGCAATGCCTTCCTGGCTGCACCCTGCTTTTGTTCGCGCATTGTACAAAAGGGCGGCGATTCTTTTGACGTTGTACACAAAAATACCTCCTTCTTAAAAATCTTGTGGGCTAAAAAACTATCACTTTTCAGCGGAATTTAGTACGTTTTTCTTTCTTTTTATGACAACGTGTGAGTGTTATCATATACGTAATGGGATGCAGGTGTACTGACATGGAGTGAGGGCCGCACAATGCATGGACTTACAGAAAAAGTGAAATCCCACCACGGAAGAAAGCGAGGGCAAAATGGAAAACGAGTGTATACAGAATGAGCGGCTGCACAAGAAGCAGCCGCCCGAACGCCTGAAGGCCCTTGCCATCCGGTGGGGGCAAGCAGAAAGGAGTACATAGTAATATAAATGTAGAAAGGGGAAATGCGTAATGACACAAAACAAAAGCCAGGACATTGATTATTTGCGAAAATTATCATTAAAATACTTAAAGCAGCTCTCCCTCAAAGAAGCTATTGATTTGTACATAGATATAACTAATAGGGGGCAAAATGAGGGACAAAATTGATATATATAACCTTTTGATTTTCATTTTTTCGCCAGCTTTGCGGATGCAGCCGCGATGAATTGTATAAGCTCTTCATCTGTAGCTTCTGTTTTAATCCATTTTTCTACATCATCTTTAGTAAGCTCATCAGCCTTTTTGGCTGGTGAGCTTTTTTCTTGCATTTTTTTAGCCAGTGCTATAGCCGCTGCAAGCGTTTTTACATCTTCCGGCACATCTTTGTACTGATCGTCAACCGTTTGGCTGTCATCGCCTTTTAGATATTGTACCGTTATCGGCCTTCCGAGCTTTTCCGTAAAGTATGAGGCTAAAATTACAAGATTTATGTCTGTGCATCCGCCACCTTTCTTCCATCGAGACACTGTCGGCTTGGAAAAACCGGCATCAACCGCAATTTGAGACGGTGAACTTCCAAGCTCTTTGCACAGTTTTACATAAGTATTATAAAAATTCATAATTTCACGCCTCTGCTTCTGTGCAAGTTGCTAAAGTTTACAAAATTACCAGAAAATACTTTACAGTAAACACAAACCTTGCTATACTGTACTTGTTGGTTACGAAAGTTTACCGAGTAAACAATCTGAGGTATAGCAAAGCCAGGCAACTTGTTATAGGTATTTTGCAATTTAACTATAACACGGTTAGTAAACTTTTGCAACCATAAAGTGACTGCAGCGGCAATAAAAAAGCTATCTACTGTCCGTTAGTAGATAGCCTTCTCCCAAAGTTTTTTACCAGAACAAGTTTGCAGCAGCGGAACCTCCCAATGTGGGTGGGCACGTACACGGTCCTTTGTGCAATGCGCATCCGCTGCTTGCAAAACGAACTTGCAATTCTGTAGACTTGCCGTAACCTTTGGCAGCTTTGGGACTGCCGTATAGCCATACGCGTTACGCAATTTCTTTAGTCTGGAACGGGCATAATCAAAAGTTTGGTCAAGGCCGACCTCACTTCCTTTCTGCCATATCTATGGCAATCCAGATTATATCAGGTATTGCCGCTTGAGTCAAATTTTTTTACAGATTGGGGGTGAAAAAATGCCTGAAAAATGGACAGGCCAGCTGATCGGGCGGATGCACAACTACAATGTAACCTATGACGATTTGAGTAAAAAAATGGGAATCACCAAAGGCTACATCAGCCAAGTGCTGAATTGCTATCGCCGCCCACCGAATGCACAGCAGCGGTTTGAAGCCGCCGTGAACGAGATTATTGTCGAACGGCTTGAACAGAGCGAGAAAGGAGAATGAAATATATGGGAGATTTGAAGATCTGGGAGAATCCGGAATTCGGCACGCTGCGAGTGATCGAGCAGGACGGCGAGCCTTGGTTGGTGGGTAAAGATGTGGCGGAGGCGCTTGGGTACACCAATCCGCGAAAGGCGCTTGCAGACCATGTGGATTCAGAGGACAAGCGACAGGGAGATGGGGTAACGATTCGTGACTCCATCGGCAGGGAACAGGCGGCAACGCTCATCAATGAATCCGGCCTGTATGCTTTGGTGTTATCCAGCAAGCTCCCCACCGCCAAGAAGTTTAAACGCTGGGTAACCAGCGAGGTACTGCCGAGCATCCGCAAGCACGGGGCTTATATGACCACGCAGAAAATCGAGGAAGCGCTGCTCAACCCTGATGTCATCATCAGCCTTGCGCAGCAGCTCAAGGCTGAGCAGGCGAAAACCGCGAAGCTCGCACCTGCCGCCGAGTACGCACAAAACTTCCTGCTGGCGAGCGGCGGGCGGCTTATCGGCAGCATCGCGAAGGACTACGGCATGAGCGCGAAGCAGCTCAACCGGATGCTCCATGCGTTGGGCATCCAGTACCGGCAGGGCGGGCAGTGGTTGCTCTACCAGAAGTACACGGGTAAGGGCTACACCGAAACCCGTGTGAACCTTATCCCGCACAATGACGGGCGGACCCACCAGCACCCTGAAACGCTGTGGACGGCAAGGGGCTGCGCCTTTTTGGCGAAGCAGCTGGCCAAAGCGGGCATTTTCCCGACGAAGCAAAGCGAAGCAGAGAAGGAGTGAGCAGAATGGCATTTTGGTGGTTCTTTACGCCAGACGCGGCGGACATCGAGCAGTGCCGAGGGTTTGAGTGCCCGTGCGCAAGCGGCGAGACCTTCAAGACGGAATCGCAAGCCATCTGGCACGGCAAGCGCTGGGCCAAAGAGTGCCACCGGACCGGCACCGTGACCGCTGTACAGGCGAAGGCAAGCGGCCCGGCGTACATCTTAGACATCTAAAAAAAAGGGGGGACGCACATGGATTTGCCTATCATGCTGAGCACCGTCGAGCTTACGACGGTCAACAGCCTTGTCTTCGCGGCGTATCAAAACGCCGTGAAGCGGCAGGACGAAACGGCGGCGGCTGTGCTGGACGGTGCGCTGGAGAAGCTCCAGCGTGAGCTTGCTGGCCGTCTGACGGCGCAGGACGTGGATTTGAAGGAGGTGAAGTAAATGCACAATGACCGGTTGCGAGAACTGCGTGAAAGCGCGGGTTTGAGCCAGTGCAGCCTTGCGGCCCGGCTGGGGCTTACCCCGCCCACCATCAACCGCTGGGAGCGTGGCAGAGCTTGCCCGCGACTGCAAAACATCAAAAAGATGGCTGACCTCTACGGGGTCAGCGTCCGCGAGATGAAGGAGGCGGTGGGCTATGAGCAGAGAGCGGGAAGGCTACCGTGATGCACTAGAGCGCGTCCGGCGGGAGGCATCCGGAGAGCTTGTGACCGTCGAAGAGGCGGCACGGATTGTGTACGGGAGCGACCCGCACGGCCCCCGGAAGGTCACAAAGCTGGCCGGATGGACAGGCTCTGGCCGGGGGAAAAGGATACCGGCGACGGCGCTTGCGCGACAGATTTGCTAAAGTTTTGAAGAGTAAGGAGGCAAACAATGCTGTATGAATTGAGCATTCGCGAGGTGATGACCTTGCAGGCCGCCTGTGCGGTGGCCCAGGACCGGATGGCGGAAAACGCCGAATCCGCCGAGCGCTGCGCAAACAACCGGTACATGCCGAAGGCCGAGCGCGTCGGCGCGACCCGGGTGGCCAAGTGGTACCGGGAGCGGACGGCCACCTTTGAGGCCATCCGCAAGGCACTCGACGAGGGCCAGGAGATCACCACCCTGGAGCAGGCCAAGGAGGCGCTGGAACGATGAGGGTTTTGCTGAGCCTGCTGCCCTGGCTGGGGCTGGCAGCGCTGATCTGGTACATGGCCGCTTGTGTGGCGGCCGACAAAAAGCCCAAAGCAGCCCAAACGGCGGCACTGATGCTGGCCACCTGGCTGCTGGCAATGTGGGCGGAATGAGGAGGAGACGAAAGCATGACTAAAGCACAGTTGCAGGTAAAAGCGTTCAAGGCGCTTGTCGCTCACGAAACTCTCGTGGCGTATGATTGTGATGATGTGGATGCATACATAACGTTTGACGGCTATTCAGTGTTCGCTGTACCCAAGCAAGATATGTGCATTGACATGTCTAAAATGTATCATATTCCTTTGCTTGGAAATTTGTTCTCTCTTGACGATGGCTATGTGGAGGCCGAGCTTACAAAGCGTCGTGCCACGCTTGACGCCAACGGCGGCATTCTCCGAGAGTACCGGGCGCGTGATGATGCATCAATAAAAGTCTGGGTGCAAGAAAGCCCGATGAAACGGTACCAGTCCAAAAAATTCACGGCATACGTCCGGAATGAGCTGAGCGCTGTTAAGTTTGTGGACACTGTAGCCGGTAAGGTGGACCATATCATCCTGCCGGTGCGTGTGGCAGAGGAGATAAAGAATGGCTGAGTATTACATCGTAAGCAAAAAGGCCGCCCCGGCTGCAACCCGGGACGACCTGAACAGCACCAAACCCGCGCGGCGTGGCACTGCCACTATCTTACCCCGCCGTTTGCCCCGCGTCAACTGGGGCGGTATCTTCGGCGGACTGCTGGGCGCTCTGGCTGCTGCGGCCGTGTGGGTGCCGGTGGCTTACGCACAGCGGGGCTACTGGGCAATCGGTGGCGAGATTTTTCTCATCGGCCTGGCCGCTGGGCTGGGCGCATGGATGGGAGGCGGCGGTGAACCGTGAAGTGCGATATGGACTGTAAAAACTGCACACGCCCGGCGAAAAAGTGTCACGGTGGCAATTTTAGCACCCCGTACACCTGCCGGGACTGTGTGCCGACTAAAAAGCCCCACGAGGGGCCGTCAATCGAGTATTTGCCCGCGCTGAATCGGTGTGGCAAAAAAATCAAATAAAGCAAAGGAGAAAAAATGAACGATTTTACGAAAGCATTAGACGCGGTTGTGGCCGCTTACGACAAGAGCAGCGAGAATCCCGCGTATAAGCGCCTTGTCGACATCGAGTACATCGGCACACTGTGCACCACGTCGGGCGGCACTCTGGGGCTTGGAGACCGATACCTGGATGAGATTCTCACCAAGCTTCTGGAGGGCAAAGACCCCTTCACGCCATTCGCGGGCCGTGTCCTCCTGATTGTGGAGGAAATCTCCATGAGCAAAGGCATCCCTGAAGACCCCGAAAAGGAGGGCGAAGATAAGTGAATCTGTACGAGATTGATGTGGCCATTACGGCCTGCATCGACCCGGAAACGGGCGAAGTGATCGACGAAGAAGCCCTGAACGCGCTCCACATGGAGCGGAGCGCAAAAGTCGAGAGCGTGGCGCTCTGGATTAAAAACCTGAACGCCGAAGCGATGGCTTGCAAGGCAGAAAAAGCAGCCTTTGCAGAGCGTGAGCAGAAGGCCACGAAGAAGGCGGAAAGCCTTAAAAAGTGGCTCTCCGATGCGCTTGCAGGGCAGAAATTTAGCAGCGACAAGTGCGCAGTGAGCTTCCGGCGCTCTGCGGCTGTGACCGTCTTTGATGAGGCTGCACTCCCGGCGGAATACGTGGCCGAGAAGATCAGCAAAACCCCCGATAAGGCCGCAATCAAGGCCGCGATTAAATCCGGCATTGAAGTGCCCGGGGCCGCTCTGGTGGACAACCTGAGCGTGAACGTGAAGTAAGGAGGTGCGAGCATGGCAGACTGTAAATTCCGCGACCTTCGCGCGGATGAAATCGAGTGCCGGGTGCAGCGGGCAACGAAAGAAGGTGTATCCCTGCTGCTGTACAAAAATGCCCGGTGCGACCAGGCGATTTTGGACGAGACCATTGGTCCGATGAATTGGCAGCGGCACCACTGCCGCGACAACGCGAATTGCATCGTATCCATCTGGGACGGGGAGAAAAAGCAGTGGGTTGAGAAGGAGGACACTGGCACCGAAAGCAACACTGAGGCGCAAAAAGGCCTTGCATCGGACAGCTTCAAGCGGGCCTGTTTTAACTGGGGCATCGGGCGCGAGCTTTACACCGCCCCGTTTATCTGGATTAAAGCAGCAGATTGTGCCGCGCTGAAGCAGTTCGGCCAGGCATGGCGGTGCAGCGACGCCTTCGAGGTCGAAAAAATCGTGATTGAGAGCAAGCGCATTGTAGCACTTGCCATTAAAAATAGCCGCACGGGAAAGCGCTGCTTTGTGTGGCAGGACGCGAATTTTGCAAAAAGAAAGGCGGAAAAAGCATGAACAAAGTTATTTTGATCGGTCGACTGGTGGCAGACCCTGAGACCCGGCAAACGCAGGCGGGAGGGCTTGTGTTTGCCGGTATCGCTTGGCGGTTGACCGGCAGCGCGGAAAAGACGGCCAGCGCGATGCCGATTTTATCAGCTGCGTGGCGTTCGGCAAGAGCGCAGAGTTCGCAGGCAAGTTCCTGCACAAGGGAACTAAAATCGCGGTGGAAGGTCATATTTTGACCGGAAGCTATGAAAAGGATGGGGTGAAGCACTACAGCTTCGACATCATCGTGGAGCGGCAGGAATTTTGCGAAAGCAAAGGCGCTGCGGCACCTGCTCCGGATGCACAGCGGCCTGCATACGGTGCACCGGCTGAAAACGATGACTTCGCCGTGATTGACGACAACGAGGACCTGCCTTTTTGATGGGTGTGACGGTTACAATCCCGTTCCGGCTGCCCGGCGCAAATGAGTACATCGGCATGTGCCGACGAAATCGGTACGCAGGAGCAAAAGTCAAGTCCGACTACACGCAGGCGGTGGCCCTCTACTTCCGGGGGCTGCCACCTGTAACCGAGCCGGTAAAAGTCCGCTTTACGTGGCACGAGCGGACACGGAGACGGGACAAGGACAACGTGGCCTTTGGCAAAAAGTTTGTGCTGGATGGGATGCAAGCAGCGGGCTTCTTGCCCAACGACAACAACCGGTGGGTAACAGGCTTTGAGGACTGCTTTGTATACGACGGGAGAGACGGAGTGACGGTGGAGGTAATCGAAAATGAATGACAATATGTGCGAAAAGTGCAAATACAGAGACGAGGCTGCGGTTTGTCGGCCGTGCTTGGGTTGCAAGTATTCTGCGCAGCCTGGCTCGCCGTTTTACGATACCGCCGCCAGCTTCTTCACCCTAGGAAGTGGAGAGATGAAAGAAGTAGATCATCCCGCCCACTATGAGGGGAAGTACGAGTGCATCGACGTGATGCTGGACACGATGGGGCCGGAGGATGTAAAAGGCTTTTGTCTTTGCAACGCCTTTAAGTACCTCTGGCGCTGCAAAAAGAAGCACGAGACACCCGAAGAGGATGTAGAGAAAGCGGTTTGGTACTTGCAGAAGTACCTAGAATTGGGGGGCAAAGCATGAATCAGAGATTTTGGGTGAGCTGGTGGCACCTGGGGCGCCTCGAAAAGGCCTATTTTGACACCGCCGAAGAGAGAGCTGCGTTTGTACAAGCGCGACTCATAGCCGAAAAACCGGACATGTGGGAGACTAACTCGCGGGGCCAGAGGATTATCAGGAGGGAAAAGCAGAATGGCTCAATACATTGACAGGGAAGCAGTGGTTAAGCTGCTCCGCAATCAGGCGCTCGAAGCGCTTGAATATTCCAACACCGAATGTGAAGTCCTAGCCTCAGTCGCAGATGAATTAGAGGACTTCCCGGCTGCGGATGTGGTTCCGGTCGTCCATGCATGTTGGACGAACCCATCTTGGACAACTTATAAGCACGGCACGTGCAGCGCCTGCAACTGGGTAAACACCACAGGGGCGCACTGCAATGGGTTTAGAAAGCCGAATTTCTGCCCAAATTGCGGCGCACGGATGGACAAGGAGGCACCAAATGGCAAAATACATTGACAAGGACGATATTGTTGACATGCTCCGCAGGTGGGGGCAAGAGGCTGCCGAAACGAACAGCGCTGAAGCAGCCGCGTTTGAAGCGGTTGCATACGAACTTCAGTATTTTCCGGAGGATGACGTGGTGCCGGTGGTGCGCTGCAAGGATTGCAGGTATAGCCGCCCAGTCGCAAAAGAAAAAGACCTGGTGGTTTGCACAGCTCTTAGTAAAGACTATTTGTATATGATGAAGAGCGATTTTTGCAGCTATGGCGCACGCAAGGAGGCACCCATTGGCAGCGATACTGATTAAAGCCCTGACGGCGCTTGTGGTGCTGATCGCGGTGCCAATTGCGCTGGCAGAATTATGTATTATTGTTGTAGGCTTGTGGACGCTTTTTCACTGGCCGAAAGGAGGTTGGAAAGATGATCAAAGTTGAGAACACCGAAGTTTTGGGGTGGGGGCACGCAATCCGGGGAATGCGAAATCCGCTCAACAGCTGGGACAAAATGGACAGCCATGATTGCCCTTGCCATGATGGCCTGGACTGCGATTGTCCTATGGTAGAGAACGACCATGAACCGGCGATTGAATGCAACGAAACCCTCGAAAAATCTGCTTTTTGCGTGGGCGAGAACGACTGTGATTTGATGATGCGCCTTGCCAAAGCCGGCCCGGAACACGCGAAATACCGGCGCATGATTGTGGTTTATGCGGATGTAACGGCCCCCTTGTACTGGTGGAAGGAGTACGATACATACAAGGTTGGGACGGTGGCGAACTCGTGCAGCACCATGCACAAAATTGCAGCGAAGGAGTTTACACTGGAGGATTTCAGCCACGAGCATTTGATTTCGGACGAATCTATTCCTACCCGCGTATATTCTGCTAAACAAATGATGGAAGCTACAATTGAAAACCTTAACATTTTCCGAAATCTCTATCTTCAAACCAAAGACAAAAAATACTGGTGGCAGATCATCCAGATGCTGCCGAGCAGCTACAACCAGCGCCGCACGGTAATGCTCAACTACGAGGTTTTGGCGAACATCTACCGCCAGCGCAAAGGCCACAAATTGGACGAGTGGCGGACGTTTTGCACGTGGATTGAGCAGCTGCCTTACAGCGAGCTGATTAGCGGGAAGGAGGCGAAAGAAAATGGATGAGCTGAAAAAATGCCCGTTTTGCGGAGGAAAAGCTACCGTTTTTGTGCACAACGGGGTGAAAGTGCTGTGCCTCACCTGCGGCGCGCAAACTGATTCCCACATCGATTTTATGATTCGGCCCGGCCACTGCTCCAACGCCATGCAGCAGGTCACCGATACGTGGAACAGGAGGGTGCGGGAAGATGACTGACTACATCACTCTTGCACAGCTGGCGGACGCTCTGCGGCGCTGCGGGAAGGCCCGCACGGTGGACGACTGCAAGGGCTGCGCTTACTATCAGGGGCCAAACCCTGAGCTGTGCATCCCGGAAATGACGGAACGGGCGGCGCAGGTGATTGAGCTTTTTGCGGCGGAACCGCGGGAAGGAGGTTGATAAAATGGCAGAAACTGGGGGAAAAAGGTACTACTGGCTCAAGCTACAAGATGACTTTTTTAAGAGCAAGCGCATTAAAAAATTGCGCAAAATTGCAGGTGGCGACACGTACACCATCATCTATCTCAAAATGCAGCTTTTGGCAATGAAAAGCAACGGCGTGTTGGAGTATACCGGGCTAGAACAAACCTTTGCCGAAGAGCTGGCGCTCGATCTGGACGAAGAACCTGAAAATGTCAGCGTAACGATAAATTTTCTCTTGTCGTGCGGTCTCTTGGAAACCAACGATAACGTGGAATATTTCGTACCGTATGCAGTGGCAAACACCGGGAGCGAGACGTCGTCTACAAAGCGAGTGAGAGAGTTTCGGGCGCGAAAAGCGTTACAATGTAACACTGATGTAACGCCCGCGAAACAGGATGTAACTCCGATGAAACAAAACTGTAACGGAGAGAAAGAGATAGAGACAGAGATAGATAATATATATACTCCGGTTGTGACCTACCTGAACGAAAAAGCGGGCACAAAATACAGAGCAAGCAGCGCAAAAACTCAGAAGGTTATCCATGCTAGAGTAGCCGAAGGCTTTACTCTGGAGGACTTTATGACAGTGATCGACAAAAAGACGGCTGAGTGGATGGGCACCGAGTGGGAAAAGTTCTTGCGGCCGGAAACGCTGTTCGGGCCGAAGTTTGAGAGCTACCTGAACCAGAACACAACGAAGAAGGGAGAACCGCAAAATGACGGAATGGAAGGAGCTGGCGCTGCCAGCGCGTATCAAGTCGGGACGTGGGTATGAAGCCCTTACCCCTCAGCAGTACGAGGAGCGAAAAGCAAACGTTTACAACGCGTCTGCCGGGCATCTGGACGAGGTGGACGGATACACCTGCGACATTTGCAAAAACCGGGGCTACACGGCCGCAGTAAAGTACAACGATGCCTTTGGCTACTACTACGAGATGCTTGTGCCGTGCAAGTGCCAACGGGTGCGGGATGCGCTTCGGCGGCTGCAGACATCCGGGCTGAAAAACGTCGTGAAAGAATTTACATTTGACCGATACGAAGCGGCAGACGAATGGCAGCAGCGGCTGAAAGACAAGGCGATGCAGTTTTGCAAGGACGATGCACACACCTGGCTTTTTATGGGCGGGCAGAGCGGCGCAGGCAAGACCCATCTCTGCACGGCCGTAACGGTGCACTACATCCGCAAAGGCAAAGAGGCGAGATATATGCTGTGGCGGGACGAAATCGCTCAAATCAAGGCCATTGTGACGGACTCAGCGGCATATGCGGCACGGATGGACGCGCTGAAGAAAACGCCGGTGCTGTACATTGATGACCTTTTCAAGGGCGGGCAGGGCGAAGGCGGTCAGTTCCGCGCCCCCACAGAGGCCGACATCAAGGCGGCATTTGAGATCATCAACTACCGCTATAACAACCCGGATTTGATTACGATCATCTCGAGCGAGCGCACGATTGGAGAGCTGAGCCAGATTGACGAGGCCATTGCAGGGCGGATTGCAGAGCGCGCAAAGGCTGCCGGGTACTGCTTGAGCATCAAACGCGCCCAGGGGCGAAACTGGCGGCTGAAAGACATTGAGGAGGTGTGAGCATGACGGCACGGGAGTACGTTGGGCAGCTGGAGCGTATCGACATCCTGATAGCAAGCAAAGCAGCCGAAAAATCCCGTTGGGAGGCGCTGGCGCTGGACACAGGAGCACGGCAGTCCGGGGACAAGGTCCAGGCAAGCGGGAACCAGCAGAAAATGGCGGGCGCGGTGGAAAGCGCGGTTGACATTGATGCGGAAATCGCCAGCCTGCAGGCACAGCGGCACAAAATCACAAGGACGCTGGAAAAGCTGCAAGTGGATGAATTTTGGATGCTCAACGCCGTGTACGGAAAGCACGTTTCTATTGGTCAGGCGGCCTGGGAGCGCGGCAAATCTTACAGCTGGGGGCGGACGTTGCACAACCGTGCAATGGAAAACTTGGAAAAAATCCTGAATGGCTATATAGTTTAATTACATTTGTTTACGAGTTGTTACATACTGCGAAAAATAACGCTAGACAGACGAAAAACAGGGTGTTATAATATAAGCAGTGAAGAAGGAAAGCGCCAGCGGCATAGCCGCCCGGCGCTTTTTTAATCCGGTGGCGTGTGATGTGCCAGCGGGCGGGAAGCGTTCTTTGGTACCTTTCGTTTGCGCTCCGTCCGTCAAATAGTGACCTTCCTGCGGCGGTGTACTCGGTGCATCGCCTATGGCGCACACACCGACACCATGCCCTTGCAGGCGGCATTGTGGCCTGCTTTTTACGTGCTTTGTGAGGCTGGTACCCATATCAAAGCATTAAAGGTTTTGTTGGAACCCCGTGCCGTGTGGCGGGTAAGTTCACACGGGCGGTCCTACACGCAAAGTGGGAAGGGGCGGAAACGCCCCAATATGCCGTCATAGCTCAGTTGGTAGAGCGGCTGCCTTGTAAACAGCAGGCCGAGGGTTCGAGTCCCCCTGACGGCTCCAAAGCCGATGACCCGCTAAAATATCCCACCTGGACGCAGGCGGGAGTTCGCGGCAGGCGGCCCCCGCACGCCTCTTCACAATGCGTACCATGCGGGGGTTTTGTTGGGCTGTAGCCAAACGGTAAGGCATGGGACTTTGACTCCCAGATAGCAGGTTCGACACCTGCCAGCCCAACCAATGGGTGAGCCGGGCATAGGATAAGCCCGGAGGGCGGGACGCGCTGCCCCTCATAGCGCAAAGGGGATTTTTTGAGGGATTTAGTTTGAGGGGGCTAATTTATGGACGTTGTACAGAAAAATTTATCTGAAATCATCCCATACGACAAAAACGCCAAAAAGCACGATAAAAAGCAGATTGATAACGTGGCCGAAAGCATCCGGCAGTATGGATTTGTGCAGCCGATAGTGATTGACCACGATGGTGTGATTGTTATTGGGCATTGCCGGGCGCTTGCCGCGAAGAAGCTCAAAATGCAAACCGTGCCTTGCGTGTGCGTGGACGATTTGACACCTGAGCAGGTCAACGCCTTGCGGCTAGTCGATAACAAGAGCAACGAAAGCGATTGGGATTTTGACCTTCTGGCAGAGGAACTGTCGGAGCTTGATTTGTCCGGGTTTGATTTTGATTGGGATTTCCCCGATACGGATGAAACAGAGATCACAAACGAGGAACGAGAACAGGAGTTCAGGGAGCGTATGGAGCGCGGGGAACTTTCTGACGATGACGAAGAATACCAAAAGTTTTTGGAAAAGTTTGAAGCGAAGAAAACAACGGACGATTGCTACACGCCGGTTAACATCTATGATGCAGTAAGAGATTGGGTGATTAAGAAATACAAACTTGGAAACGCCGCGATTGTGCGCCCGTTCTATCCGGGCGGAGATTATAAAAGCGAGAAATACCCATCTGGGTGTGTCGTGATAGACAATCCGCCATTCTCCATTATATCGGGAATCTGCGAGTGGTACACAAGCAAGAAAATCCGATTTTTTCTGTTCGCGCCAACTCTTACGCTTCTCGGTATTATGCGCGGTGCGGCGAACTATGTGGCGTGCGGGTGCCAAGTTGTGTATGAAAATGGCGCGAATGTTAACACATCTTTTGTCACCAATATGGGCGATAGCAAGATTATAGCGGTCGCTGATTTGAGGGAAATGCTGGACAACGAAAACAAAAATAACCTCAAAAAGCTGCACAGAGAGTTGCCGAAATATTCATATCCAGACGAAGTGCTAACGGCGACAATGCTGTGCAATATGGCGGCTCACGGTGTAAGCCTTGAAATTGGTGGTGCTGATGCTCATTTTATCCGTGCGCTTGACGCACAGAAAGCGTCGGGGAAAGGCTTGTTCGGCTCAGGCTTTCTGCTATCGGAAAAGGCTGCGGCGGAAAAGGCTGCGGCGGAAAAGGCCAACACAAACATTTGGGAGTTGTCGGAGCGTGAGTTGGAAATCGTCCGCGGATTAGGGAATGACGATTGAAGAAGCACAGGCGATTATCACCAAGACAAACAGCCCGTACTTAAAGCGGGACATGCAGAAATTTATCAGGCGCCAAGCCCGGAAGGAGGGTGTTTGTGGCGAAAAT